GGTCTGCTCGCCACGCTGACCGCATGGTGTGAGGACCGCAGCATCCCGTACGGCGGAGTGCCGGTTGGAACCATCAAGCGCTTCGCCACCGGCAAGGGCAACGTCGACAAGGCGGCGATGATTGCCGCCGTGAGGAAGCGTGGCTTTGAGCCGGCCGACGACAACGAGGCGGATGCCATCGCCATTCTCCTGTGGGCCCTCGAGACCGCGGGAGGCACGGCATGAGGAGCCCGTCAGAGATGTTCCTGAAGCATGTCGCCAATGTCATCGCCGAGCGCAGTGCGCTGTACGGTGACGCCAGCACCTCCATGGCCGCGATTGCCACGCGCTGGTCGGTGACGCTCGGCCGCGAGATCACCGCCGCCCAGGTGGTTCTCTGCCTCCTGGACCTGAAGCTGGCTCGCCTTGCCCATGATCCCACTCACGAAGACTCGGCAGTCGATATCTGCGGCTACATCGCTCTGCTGCGCGAGGTGACCTCATGAAGTGGTTTCCCCGCGGCTATGGCGGCCAGCGCAGTTCACCGGAAGAGATCAAGCGCGACGGCTGGCTGAGGCAGAGCCTGCTCGCCGTCTCGCTGGACGATCGGCGTCTGACCTGGGTGGAACGCGAACTCATCAAGCAACTGGGCGAGAAACTCTACGGCAAGCGCCCTCAATCAAAGGAGATGCGGTGATGGTGGCAGGACGCAAGAGGAAGCCTGGAAAGCGCTACGCGTGTGGCAAGCGCGTCCGTGCCGAAACCGAGCGGGACGCCATGAGTACGGTGATCGACGCGCGGCGGAGGCACTTCGGTGTCACCGCCAAACAGGCGAAGGATGAAAGGCTGGGCACAGCTCTCGGACGTCTCGCCTTCCGCGAACTCATCAGCGAGAAGCAGTACCAGGCGGGGATCGTCTTCGGAGAACTCTACGTGCAGCACCAGGCCGTCATGGGGTTGCCGTCGCCCAGCCCCCAGTCCGTTGCGGGGGTACTGATCAATGGCGGGATTTTCGGCGCAAGCTCCACTGAACCGGTGCAGGAGGTCATCGAGAAACTGAAGCGGCGCTTTGCCGATGCGACTGGCACACTGGACGCGTGCGACCGGGAGCAGAGGATGTCGCTGGGACGGCGGCCGACGCTGCTGGTCTATCGCGTCATCTGCACCGACGAGGACGCCATGCGCTGGGGAGAGGAGGATATCGGCAACCTGCGTATTGCCCTCAATGCCTTGCTGCGGTTGTTCAGGCTGTGAGCGGTAACTGGAAAGCGGGATTGGCGCCGGCCGGTCCCGATTTTCCGACTCGACTCTCGTTGATGTTCTTATTATGTTCTTATCCACCTAGCAGGAGTACCGACATGGCTGAGATCACATATTTCGTTGTGGTTCCTTTCCAGGAAACGGAGGGCGGGCTCGTTGCCGAGCAGGGAATCCAATGTCCGTCGGAGCGATCGGCAATAGCCCAGGCCCGCGGTGCCGTGTCCAAGGGAGCGATTGGCGCCATCGCATTCAGGCGTTCAGGAGATCCGAACATCGGTGAATATGGCGAGGCCGTCCTCATCTGCAAGGAAGGCGACCTTCCTGACAGCGTGATGGAGATGCTGGCTGCCTGACACTCACGCGAAGGTGTCTGGAACCTTTCGCCAGTTGTGGCATCCTTGACCGGTAGGCCTTGCGTCTCATGCGTCCTGAACCAGGGAGGCAGCCAATGGATAGCCATCTCGTTCACATGGCGAACGACATCGCCAGGTTCCATCAAGCGTTCTCGGAAGACGAGGCGATGCAGATGGTGGCGGAGCACATCAACAAGAACTGGGCTCCGTCCATGCGCCAGAAGCTGTTCGAGGAGTTTCAGGAACACCCGTCGGATTTCAACAATCTGATCGCCAAGAGCCTGCTGAAGATCAATTGCGCGAAGTACAATCCCTTCAGAAATGAAATCCGGGACAAGGATGGGACCGGAGGCTGAATTTCGAAGGTCCACTCGCCAAGGCGAAAGAGTCTGGCAACAAACTTACTCCAGAAAATGTGTGCTTACTTGAAAATCTTTGTTGACACGTTCCTGCGACGCGGCTAAAAGTTCCGATATTGAAAGATCAGAATTGCGCCTGGAGATGAGTTCTCCGGGCGCTTTTCATTTGGGAGGCTGGTCATGAGGGTTCGTTTCCTCGAGGCCGATGATGTCAGGATCCGCTTCGAAGCGGCCTGCACGCGTCTTGGCGAGGGTGAAGCCCGGCGTGCCTTCTCGATGGCGTTGAACAAGGAAGGGCGCAAGGCCTTCACGCAGCTGCGCCGATCGCTCGCACTGCAGTCCTCGATCCCGCGTGGTGCCGTCAATGCTGCAACACGCTTCCAGGGCGCGACACGTGCCACGCTGTCCACCGTGACGGCGGGCTCCGGTCGCCATCTGCCCTTGTCCTTCTTCGGTGCGAAGCAGTTCACTTACGGCGTGCGTGCGAAGATCTGGGGCAGGGCGCAGACCTTCCGCTCCGCCTTCGTGGTCAAGCGCTACGGTGGTGGCGTGTTCAAGCGTACCGGCAAGGCTCGTTTCCCGATCGAGCAGCTCTGGGGTCCGGCCGTGCCCGTCGAGATGATGCGCGACGAAGCCTTCGCCGCGTGGGAAGCCCAGCACCCTCGCGTCCTCACGGAGTCTACGCGCTTGATCGCATTGATGTTGAGCGGTGCCCCTTTCCGTGGTGGCGGCGGCGCAGCGAAGCCACCTTGAGGGGTGGGGGCGGGTAGGAGCCCCATTTTCAACCTGAGATAAGCGCTGGCGCGGCAGCCCAATATTCGCGTGTTTTTCTTCTTTTGGTTTTTCCGTTTTGTTTTGGTTCTGAAGTGCCTCCCAAGGGTGCAGCCTACGTCAGGATGTTCAGCTTTGGAGAGCTATTCGACTTCAGATCCGCCAGGCAGCGTTCTCATAGATATCCGCATAGTCTTTGACGTAGACTGTCTCTATTCCGAGTTCTGTGAGGAAGCGGCGACGATGGTCCGGACGATCGGTCTTCCTCTCGACGATCCACGCTTCAGTCTTGAAATCGGGCCGTATGCGGTGAAACCGAGCGCGCTCTAGGAACAGCCATCGCAAAAACGTCTCGTCTCGCGTGAATCCAAGCCCCAAGATAATGATCGGGCAGAAGAAGAACGGCTCTAGCCAAGTACCTGCACCGGCCCAGTGGTCTGCAGAGGCAAGCTTCTTGTCTCGAAGGCCACCTGTTCCATATATCAGACCTCGTGCGCGCTGAACTGCTCCCATGTAGTGCGTCAGTCCCAATCGGACGCTTCTAGAATATTTTGCGAGTCCGTGAGCGTGCCATATCGCGTGGCTTGACCGGGCCGCCGTCATCTCAGCGCTAGAGTAGTAACAACTCCAAGGATAGAAATCTGTGAAGCCCTTTCTGTCATGATGGAAGGGTGCATCTGCGGCCTGGGCCAGGAGATCGTCAAAATTCGTTGTAATCACGGGGGCAGCGCGCCGTCGAGCCCACGACACAATTTGTTTGTGATGATCCCGAGGCTTCCAACCGGATACTTGATCACAGAATTGTCGCTGAAGACTCTGCCTGTCACTGAGCGGCTTAGCCAATTCTAGGATGTCGAAGAACTCTGTGTTGGACATATGCTTCAGTTGCTCTCTGGTGAAGACGAGCTGATACCCAGCCGCAATTGTCTTCAAGAGAGTCTCCCAACTGTGGCTATTGGTTGAGCTACCGTGACGGTTGATGCCGTTTCCTATGAGTAAAGCCGGAGTATTGGCTTGGGTGAGAAGTCTTGCGAGTGGCATGCCAGTTCATCCGTCTCATCTTGTGTGCGGCTACCCTTTCACGTCGTTCCACAGCGAACAAGTCGATCGATGATTTCGTCAACTTGGGGGCTGCCTCAACCTAAGGGCCCTAAGCCCGCGGAGAACCGTGGTGTGCCGTCGCCCTCGGAGAAAGCTTGATGATCGTCACCGACATGCCGGTGGAGACGCTGGTCCCCTATGCGCGGAACCCGCGCAACAACACCGCCGCTATCGATGCCGTAAAGGCCTCAATCGCTGAGTTCGGCTTCCGCCAGCCCATCGTGGTCGATGAGAAGATGGTGGTGATCGTCGGACATACGCGGCTTGAGGCCGCCAAGGCCCTGGGGCTGAAGACAGTGCCGGTTCACGTGGCGGAGGGGCTCACACCCGCCCAGGCCAGGGCCTACCGCCTCATGGACAACCGCTCGCACGAGAATGCCGAGTGGGATGATGAACTGCTGCGGCTGGAGTTCGGAGACCTCAGGCTCGACGACTTCGACCTTGCATTGACGGGCTTCGTTTCCGACGAACTCGACAAGCTGCTGGGTGCCGAACAGATCGAGGGACTGACCGATCCCGACGAGGCGCCACCTGCACCGGACACCCCGGTCAGCAAGCCGGGTGACCTGTGGATCCTCGGCAACCACCGCGTCCTCTGTGGCGACGCCACCGTGGTGACGGATGTCGAGAAGCTGATGGACGGTCAGCTCGCCGACATGTGCTGGCAAGATCCGCCTTACAACGTCGACTATGCCAATGGCGCGAAGAAGGGCGGCAAGGACCGCCGGATCCTGAACGACGCCCTGGGCGACGGCTTCTACCAGTTCCTCTACGACGCCATGGTCAACAGCCTCCTGGTGACCAAGGGCGCCTGCTACGTCTGCATGAGCTCTTCTGAGCTCCACACCCTGCAGAAGGCCTTCACCGACGCCGGCGGCAAGTGGTCGACCTTCATCATCTGGGCCAAGAACACCTTCACCCTCGGCCGGGCCGACTACCAGCGCCAGTACGAGCCGATCCTCTATGGCTGGAAGCAGGGCACCGACCACTTCTGGTGCGGCGCCCGGGACCAGGGCGATGTCTGGTTCCACGACAAGCCAAGGGTCAACGACCTGCATCCGACCATGAAGCCGGTCGAACTGGTGGAGCGTGCGATCACCAATTCCTCGAAAAGCCGGGACATCGTCCTCGACCTCTTCGGCGGGTCAGGCTCGACGCTCATCGCCGCAGAGCGCACCAGTCGGTCTGCGCGCGTGTTGGAGCTCGACCCCAAATACGTCGATGTCATTGTCGAGCGCTGGCAGAACCTGACGGGACAGTCCGCCGTGCTGGATGGGGAAGACCGAACCTACGAAGACCTCAAGTCGACGCGCACGAAGCAGCCGGCGGACTCCACCGCAGGCGCGTGATTAAGATTTCAGCTTTGCCTCCAGCTTGGCGATCTCGTCCTTGATCTGGAGCTTCTCGTGCTTGATCGCGGCCAGTTCCTGGTCGCTCGACGAAGCATGGGCCGCGGCATCCGCAAGCTGGGCCTCAAGGGCCTTGTGCTTTGCCTTCAGTGCTTCGAGGTGGGCTTGGGTCGACATGGTCACTCCCCTGCTGGTTCTGCGTTGGGCAGAATACAGGAAAGACTGAATCCGAACTTGCGCGCCGTCAAATGCATAGTGGTGGGAGAGGTCATGCAGTCACGCTGGATGTCTCTCATTGAGGCGACAACCAACATTGTCGTCGGGTACGGTTTGGCCGTCCTGACGCAGATGCTGGTGTTTCCGGTGTTTGGCCTGCGCGCCTCGCTTGGTGAGAACCTTGCTATCGGCGCCGTCTTCACTGTCATATCGCTCGTTCGAAGCTTCGTGCTCCGGCGGGCATTCAACGCCCTGCTGGTCAGGTCCGCAGGTACTTGATCAGCGCGGCGCTCGCCATAACCAGGAACACGAGGATGAGCAGGCCGAACAGGCCCATGCCCCATCCCATTCCATCGAACCCTTGCATCATGACCATTCCCTCCTGGGCGGTGCCCGATACGCAAGGAACAGTATAGCTGAAGAAGGCATGGACCCGCCCGACTACAACACAGGGCTGCCATGCAAAGGCGTATCGCCGGGTGCAAATGTCGCTTTCCGATCGACCCAAGTCAAAAAGCTTTGATAGACAGGAACTACGTTGACCTCCCCGACTTGAGAGCCGCTGGATATCCACCCAGCGGCTCTTTTTTCTTTGAGGTGGGTAATGGCGCTCAGGCGATCTTGTAAACCCGGCCTCGCGTTTCGTCCTTCTCGGAGGTGATCGTCAGGCCCAGCTTCTTCTTCAGGGCGCCCGCCATCGCTCCCCGGATCGTGTGCAGCTGCCAGCCTGTGGCTTCGACAATCTCGGCGAGGGTGGCGCCCTTGGGGCGGCGCAGCAGGTCGATCATCTGCTGCTGCTTCGTGCCTTCGCGAGGCTTGCGCTCCTTGGGAGCGGCGGGCTGAGGGGAGGCAGGCGCTTCGCTGGCAGGCTCCTTGGGTTCGTCCGGCTCGACCCCAATGGCGGCCAGTCCGGCGTCGGTAATCACCAGCGTGACCAGACGGCCATCGTCGGTCTCGCGCCAGACTGGGTCGTTGAGCTTTCGGTTGGCCTTCACCTCCTTCAGGAGACCCTTGGCCACCAGTGCCGAGACCACCTTGTGGGCGGCACCGCCCTTGAGACTCTTGGGCAGCGGAAGGGCAAAGCGGTCGGTACGCTGGGCCGCAGCGCTGAGGATGACGCTCTGGGTATCGGAAAGCTTGGTCATGGTCTTGCTCCTTGGGCTCTGTGGAGCGGCGGGATCGCCGGTTCCTACGAGCTCAGGCCCCGCGGTTGCTGCGGAGCGGAGCGTGCAGCGCAATAAATCATTCAGGGCATGGCCGAAGCTGCGACCTCTCTTGCCACGCCGAGGCTCGGAAGAACTCTCGGATCGCCGCTTGCGGTGACGCCGTAGAGAAAGAATTCGTCACCGAGCCGGCGACACTCGATCAGGCAGCCGAAAATGCCAATGCCATAGCTGAACACCTGCGTGGAGGATGTTGCATCGCTGTCGTCTGTGTGGCGCTTGTGCATCGTGGGCTCCATCATTGGAGCCATACATGCTCTGTTTACGCTGCAAGTGAAGCGGAATGGACGATCATATTATTGCTTTGTCGGAATCCGCTGGTCCAATGGGCTGTTGGGGTTCAGACCAGCTTGTGCCGCTTGACCCGGTCCATCCATGTCTCCAGCGGCATCCCGGCAACTTTTGCCGCGATATTATGCCTGCCACCCGCTTCCTGCAGGATTGTTATCAAGCAGCGTCTCTCGAGTGCAGAAGTGGTTTCCGCAATTACCTTGTCGAGTGATGTCTTGCCGATCTTCTCCAGGACGTGCTCGACCGGGATACCTTCAGCGGCGGGTGTCGCCAATGCCTTACTCGTTGGCGTTAGTCGTCTGATCCGCTCGCTGTACTCGAACTCAAGCTCACGCTGGGCTTCTACAAAGCGGTCGTTCGCAGCTTGCTGCGCCCGGAGATCGCGTAAAATGACTACTCTTGTTTCCTGAGCATCATAGTTCAGTGCGATGTAGCGGGCGAGAACGGGAATGAACCCCTTGCTTGCGCCAATCAGATTGATGTGCCGCCATCGCGGATCCGAGGTGGGCTGGCTAACGTCATTGGACAGAAGCACATCGATCTTTTCGATCGACTCTGGTCCGACGATCGAGCGCAGAGGCAATCCAACCCAGCCAGACACGTCCCTGGCATCGAAGTTGCCGGAATGTAATGCTTCGACGACGGTGGCATCATCGCCAATGACCAGAGACAGGTCCTGTGTCTTTTCGATCAGGATGCGGAGCATCGGTGAAGACAGCGTCGGGCGATCCAAAGTCTTCGAGGTGTGCTGCACGGTCATCGGTCAGTGTCTCGGGGTGTTCAAGTGCATTTGTTGAGAACAATAAGTCAATGCGTCCTCCACGTTCAGTGCGACAAAATCAGCACCCAGCCAAACATATTGCGATGTGGGATGAGAGAACACATTGCCGCCGACAAGAATCCTGACATCGCGCGCCCGGCTTTCCTGCCGCAGCAGCGCAATGAACTCTGAAAGGCCGGCCAAGCCTTCATCGTGTCCAACCGAAATTCCAATGTAATCCAAAGACAGTTCCTTTGCGGCCTGAATGATCTTTTCTTGATATCCATCAGTCAGGGTTGTCGTGTGCCAGCCAGCTCCTTGGAAGCTCTCTGTCACAATCGAGAGCCCGAAGACATGCTGGGAATTCGGAGCCGCTGCCAGCAGAACATTACCCCACGCGGATCCGGCTCTGGTCATTGGAGGTGCCGGACCATCAATACCATCCAGCCGCCGCTTCGCCAGCCAAAGACCGTAGATCGTGTCGGTGTAGCTGATGCGGCCGGCCAGCCAGGCGCTTTCCAGTTCTTCCAGGGCGGGGATGATGGCGGATGACGGGGGGGACGGCCCAGATCCGGTGTCGGTCAAAAGAGACGCCAATCTGGCGTCTCCGCCTTTTGGATCAGGATGTTCGCCTATAAACTGAAATTTTGAGAGCTTTTGTTGGGCGCGATTCCGGAGCGACTGCAGAGAATTATGCAGCCACCTATTGCACCCCTGAGACGCTTCGCCGGGCATGGTCGCTAATGGATTTGCGCTTTACGCACGTGAACGTAGCGGATCCGGTGGTCTCTGTCCATTGAGACGCGCAGTTGTAGCCCCTTGACGCCATTCTGCCGGAACAGGGTCCCCCTCGACCTGGCTCAATACCATACCGGAGCGTTGACCCCTTGGCAGAGCAAGCAGGCCTGATCCCCATCGGCCAGGCAGCACGCCTGCTGATGATCTCGGAGGAACGCATCCGGCAGCTGGTGAAGCAGGGCTTCATCCCGAAGCCGGAGAAGCGCGGCTTCGTCCAGTTGGTGGGCGCCGTGCAGGGTTACCTCAGGTACCTCAAGGATGACGAAAGGCGATCCGCCAAGTCGGCGTCAGACAGTCGCGTCAGGGATGCCCGCGCCCTCGAGATCGAACTTCGCATCGCCGAGCGGTCGCGGGACCTGATCCCGATCGAGGACGCGCTCACCGACATGGCAGAGCTAGCTGGGTTGGTGCGCTCGGAGCTTGCCGGGCTGCCGGCACGGCTCACCCGCATCATTGCCGAGCGGCAGAGGGTAGAGACGGAGATCGATGGTGTCCTCTCGCGCCTTGCCCAGCGAGCCGCAGAAAAGGCTGAA